CGCCAAATTATTGAGGATAAGAATGGTTGCAGTGCTATCAATACCACCAGACCACATACAGTCAATAGGTCTATCCATATCTACCAACTTTTGCGCTTTGCGTGATAGTAGAGTGATTAAATCAGGAAGACCCTCTGTCCTTTCATTGGGGGGTATCTTGTAAATTGGTCTGGTGTTCAGCCCAAACTTATGTTCTTCAAATATGTCAATTCCACAAGTCTGAATACGCCTTGCGGTATCTTCATATTTAATATGCTCATACTGGTCAGTTGAGATAGCACCAAATCCACTGGCGTGTAATTTCTGTGCTATCGCATGACGAAGTGCTGACCTATGCCAAATTAATGTTTTCACAACTTATTTCCACATAATTTCGCGAAGGTATTTCTGTACATCAGGATCAATATTTTCAATATCCTTCAACTTTTGATTAGATATTTCAGCACTAACAGGTATCACTGCCAGTTTTTTTGCTTTTGCATATGCAAGAAACAACTCATCTGTCAACATGCGGTCAAAACTCTCCGTAAGAATCTTTTGATATTCTTCTGGTGTTGACTTGTGAACGTAGAAACTACGACCTAGAGGACTAGTATCTGCATAGAACTGAAAATATTTCTTATGTTCTGGTGCTACCATGTCAAGAATATCAGGAACATCAATAGGAATAGAAGATTTATCACCCACCGCCGCAATATAATTTAATCCTTGAGGAACAACTCCTGCCTTCTTAATGAATGTTGACATAGAAACAGCAATGGCATCAACTTCTCCAGAAGCAATTGCCTTGAGTGCATCACCAGACCCCCTGTAACCACGAATGATTTGAATATCGGCACCAAAGAACTCAGCAACCATCTTAGGAAGAACTGATGCAGAAGAGGTCTTACCAAATGCTGCCCAAATAGTAGGTTTACTTAACAAACCATGTGGGGTGGTAATACCAAAGTTCTTATTAACTGCCATAATACTTGCTTCATTTAGCAAAGAACCCACAACAGGGAAGTCAGTTGGTTTATAGTTGATACTCTTTTCGCTTGGAATTGCTGCCCCTGCCAACGATACAGAACCGGGAAACATAATGATAGAAAAACCTTCACTGCTATCAATAACCCCCGCCACTGCCTGTTTGCCAACACGAACACCACCGCCACCAGAGACATGTTTTATTTTTACGGTTGGATTGCCGGGAATAAATTTACCTATCCAGTTTTTAACAAGTTGACCGTACATTGCTGTGCCGCCGCTGGGTCCAGCACCAACATAGATGGTAACAGTTTTACCTTCATAGTAATCTTCACCTTTAATAGTTATGTCTGCCATAGCACTACTCACAAACAAACTCAAAGCAACTGCTGCTGTAATAATCTTCATTGTATTTCACCCCCTATTCATACAAAATTTTTATAGTCTTCCCAATTATGAGGTTGGTTCATCCTATGTGTAAAATGAACGAGTTTAATATCTTCGTGGAACTCTCCTCCAAGATATATATAATCGTTTCCAGTAAGTTTTCGATATTTGTTAGTGAGTTGCACTTGCCACTTTGTCATATCCTTACCATAATTTATACTCTCATCCGTGACCCATCTAGTGAACCACGCATCAGGTAGTGTGACTAGTTCCAGACGTTCTTTTGCCGAATCCTCAACAAAATACTGTTCGCCATTTACTGGTCCTTTTGCAATTCCTGCCTCTATGTAGTGCGCTTGCCATCCTCTAATATTTAACATGAACTTATCATAGATGTATTTACAATCCTTGGGGTAGTATTTAAAGAACCCTCCATTGATAGTGTAACCTTCTTTTTCTGTGTCTCTCCACCACCCCGGCATAGCAGCGAATTGACCGCGCTTAATAGGGAAGTCAAAAATCTTTTCATAGTCTCCAACAAGCAATACATCAATATCCATTACACAGATTGGTTCATCTGTATCCATCTGCATACCCCACATCTTATTCCACTGAAGTGTTACGTCTGGGTGGTAAGGTTCATGTATCCATATAATATTATGTTTGGATAACTTCTTATTCAAGTAATCTTCATATTCTTGACCATATTTGGTGCCAATTCGAATTGCTACTATATCCATGTTCTCACCTGTTTTTTTGTTGGTTTAGACCCAATGATGTAACATTTATTTGCGGTTTCTAAAGTTTTCATTAACCGATACCAACTTAAAGTTAATTCTTCAAAGGTATACAGCGCATGAGACATGTGGTAACTGAAAATATTACTCATATTAAACAAGACATTTTTCCCTTGAACTCTCTTCTTAATCATGTTATAATCAGGATTAATCAAATCCATTAAAACGTAATCAATGGTACAATTTTCCAACATTTTCTCTTGATACTTTCTTACTGTATCAAATTCGCCCAATGCCTTATTTCTCTCTGCGCCTAAAGACCCTGTATGGTTATCCACTATCTGGTGATCCATATCTTTTAAGAAATAATTTATTTCATTTCTAGACATATTCATCTCAACAATCTGTTCCTTAATATCTACGTTCTCTTGGCAATAGTCGTAGAAAACAACCTCGCCTGTGTGGTTAAGGCGCTCAACCATTGTCTCTGTTATATAACCAGCAGTTGGCGAAAAGATTACATCAAATTGATGGTCTGGCAATGGCTTCAACCGTTCATTGTTTTGAACATAGAACTGTTTGCTAATACGGGTTAGAAACCTACTGAAGTAAAAATCATCCTCTTCTGCTAGGTCAAAGTTTCGCCAAATCTCATTGTATTCTGGTTTATAGTAAGAGAATGACTTACGCTCACGCTCACTGTGATTGAAGTTATTGATTAACATTCTATCTTTTGGTTTAATCCAAAATGGTGTGTAGTCATCGTGGTAGTTATTGTCAGACCTGTCATATTCCTTCCACCTCTCATCTAAAGGTGGGCAACCAACTTTCTTCCACAAATCTATGTTGAGGTTGATATGTTGATGATGTAGAAAGGCATCTTTATCAGGTCTTGCCATAATATGACCCTTACAATAATCACCGCTCTTAACAAAATCGTAGAAATCTGTTATAGGAGTTATTGATTTACCATCTTTATTTTGAGTCATGTCAAATACCATGCCGACTGATACAATCATCGCATGGGTGCATTCTGTCTCTTTTAGAAAATCATTAACTTCGCTGCGATAACAAAACTCAACATAATGCCCAGTGCCAGCACCAGTAATACCACCAGATACATGAAGTGTAGTAGTTTGAACTTGCTTCTCTACGCTAAAATCCCACTCAAGTTTATCGGGGTACACTACAAGAAATAAACATTTATTCGTTAAATGTTTCTTCAGCACAATGTCTTCAGTTTCTTCTTTCCACAGTTTTACAAATTCATCAAAGTTATTCATAATATTTACCTATAAAGTTTTTTGTATCGCTCATAATATATATCTGCTATAACCTTATGCCCTTCATGATTTGGATGAGTATCTTTTGGCGCGTCTACTCTTAGTTTTTTTTCTGGGTCAATTTCATCTAACTTATCTGACATGGTAAATCCACCAATTTCTGGAAATATAGGAAACCCAATAAAATGGTCTTCCTTGATATGATTTAAACTTTTTAGTTCTATAAATTTTTTAAGAGTTTTGCGATACAAATCTAGATTTTCACTACCAACACCAATCTGTATAGGGTGAAATGGCATAGCATGGATATATTGTATATTATTTGCCTCGCAAAAGTTTTGAAACGCATGAATAATTCTCATGCCTTTTTGAATGTCATACCAAGTATTAATTAGTCCTGCTTCATTCAAAGTATCAAATACTTTTGTACGCCGAATGAACTGGTTGGATGCTATTCCCCTACAAAAATCCCAGCGATCAAAGGCACTCCATAATACCATAACTATTTTTTCGCCATCCCAATTATCAATAACCCTATCATAAATCCATTGATTTCCGCGTCCACCACCCCCAAGATTTATATAACCCATATTCATTTTGTCTGCAATTATTTCGGACCACAAGGGAAACCTCGGATTAGACCCTCTTGTACCACCAGTCCAACTATCGCCGCTTGTTAATATTTTATCTTTAGGTTTTGTTAAATCATACATAATTAAAACTCAAACTAATCCTATTTTTTTCTGTCCTATTTGGATATACCATATGAATCATATCAGAGGGAAATAGAATCAATAAATTTTCGTATGGTTGCACTCGTTCATGCCCCAGAAGTATATCTCCAGCATCACCTTCTGGTATATTAATATAAAATACACCACTAATACCGGGATCAGCAGCAGGGGGAGTTATGTCATGATGAATGTGCGGGGAATTACTATCGTTGGGTTTATTGACGTTAATCCAAAACTCTTGTAATTTTAAAACGCTAGATGAGTGTATTACGTCAACATTGTGGTCAACGGTATCAAACAGTTCTTTTAACTCAACGGGAATATGGTAAAACAAATCACTTTGCCAACCACCACGATTAGAAACAACCCTGCCTTCCGAAGCCGTTGCGTAATCTAATACTATAGAACGAATACGAGGTAGGTTGAGTGACAGGGGATATAATTTTATTTTATCATTCATCAATCTCTCGCAATACATCCTTACCAAACTGTTTAACCAAAGATTTCTTCATCAACTCTTTACGTTCTTTGTTGAAACCACCATGCATAATAAAATGAAATCTGTTTTCCTCTGAGGAATTATATGCCTCATGCAACACACCATTATCAAACCAAAAACCTGTGCAGTTATCAAAAGGAAGGTCTTCTGTTTTCTCTGTTGGCTTACCTAACTCATCTTCATACACCCGCCTAAGATAGCAGTTGTCTGGTTGATAGAAGGCAAGATTAATTGCCCCCGATATGTTTCGTCTGCGACCTTCTCTGTCCCTCTTTGTATTAGAGTCGTGGTGTTGTTCAATGCTACCTTGAGGCTTGAGTAGCATAAATCTCAGGCGACGATAAGACCCATCTTTATGGGGAAATTCTTCTAACCATCGTTTAGTTTCTGGGGCGTATTCAGCAACATCTGTCCACCCCCACTTTACACTATCTTCACTTAGACCATGACCATCAGGGTTCTTAGTATGTAACCATCCCATTCTAGTATCAGGCTCATCCTTATGAACAAAACTGTGTATGGAAGCAGAACACCACCCGTCACCATCGCCGTATCTATGCTCTACAAAGAACCCCTCATCATAAACTGTTCGTGCTTCTTGTATGCATACCTCTGGTATTTCAATATCCATCTTGAGATACCATACGTCATGATCTCTACACCAATCTACTATACTAGTCATCATTAGCACACTTGTTACAACGGCAAGATTTACATACTTCTATCTGTCCCATATGCTCATGCTTCCAGTTACGGAAATCTTTCATATATTTGTTACCACAGTGTGATGGGTGACCACAATTTAAACAGTAATCAGTTCCCCATTCTTTGCTGTCTGTCATCATCGTTTGTACCCTATTACCATAAATCGGTTCATTCCACTATTTAGTCTTCGTGTTCCACTATACAAAACCTTCTTTATTTTTCCCTGTTCTGCTAACTCTTCAGCATCCCAAACAGGATTTATGTGATCATCATAATAGCGTTCATCTGTCGATTGTAAAACAAATAAAGGATTGTTAATAGTATTTTCATTCAATTTATGAAATCCATGCATTGGATACATATGCTCACAAGATGTGTTAATAAAACAATCATAGAGATTTGGTTCAAAATTACTAAACATAATATTCTTGACATAACATTGATATATACCGCGCTCTTTGAAACGCTTATTAAACTTATAACTAATATTCTTTGCGTCTCTATCCATCTCAAAATTATGAACTTTTTTTACTGCTAATCGGTCAACCAATAACTGAACAATATAATTTGCATACCACCCACCAAGCAATCCTACTTGCTTCAATGGAATATCTAGTTTCTCTACCTCATCAACTAACCAAAGTTTACTCTCTAGTTGTGCAGTTGTACAGGCATCCATAAGACGTTTATATTGATAGTTTAACTCTTTGTCAACATCTATAAAAGTTTGCTTCCAGTTTGCCGCTGCTTCTTCCTGATGTGATTTTACATTAGTAAAATACATAGCAGTTGCAACCAAAGATTCTTGTGCTATTTCTACCATTGTTCTTTAATATCCTCAACATATTCACCTTCAGTATATGTGCTATTATTAAATAGGCATATTCTTTGGTTATCCCGCATCTTACGCAACTCCATATCATCAGGAAATGTGTTGCCTTTGTAGAACGAATATATATCCCCCTTTGCAAATCCACGAAAGAATCCTTTCTCTTCATCCCAACAATCATACCAATGATGGTTTAAATAATTATCCATACTAGGGTATGTGAAGAAAACAATCTCTGCATTTTTATTAATGTGTTTATATACTGGAACCAATTGCCCACGATTCCAACGTATAACAGATGAGTTTAACGCTGTTGACCTGTATCGTGGATAGTTGTATTTTACATGATCAATATCATTCCACCAACCTCTTACTATCCAAGGTTTATCCATAGGTAAATCGAAAAAGTATTTAAGGTCTTGGTGAATGATTACATCAAGGTCAAGAAAAAGAAATTGATTACCTTCTATTTTATCAAATTCAGCGCGAGGACGCAACTCCATATCATATGATGGAGAGTTATGACCTTTAATGTAAGTTACTATATCTTTTTTTGTGCTGGTATAAAAGAGGTTCGCCATTCTCTTCCGTTAAACAATCATCAACAAAACTAAACATATAGCACTTTCGATATGCCCAGAAGAAACCACGCGCTGCGCCGTGATAGTAGGTATCCCAATAGGTGGGAAGCAAAATATCATAGTCTTTTACCGGATTATCAGTAAGACAGTAAAAATTAAAAGGAACAGAACAATTATCTTCACACTGTTTCTTCAACTTTTCTACATATTCTCTACCGTACTTCTGACCCCACTTAACACATATTATAGTATTATTAATCATTATTTAATATATTCCTTAAAGACTCAGCATAGTTAATATACGTCATTTTGACGTAGGAGTCAAGTCACTTTTGTATATTTTTTGATATTCATTGTATAGACGGTCAGAAAATATTTTATGCCCCTTTGTGTTGGGATGACTATCTTCCAAAGATACTCTGTAATCGTAATCCCATTCTTCGTAATCCCATTCTTCACTTTCTTTTCCATTGGGTTCCTTAATAGTTGGCATTAAGCTATCAAACCAATAACCACCAATCTCTTTCATTATAGGAAACCCAATAAACTTTGGTTCATCTAACTCATCAAAGTAAACACTATTTAATATTGCTTTTGAATATTTTTGACCCTTTAAGGCGGTAGGGCGACCTTCCCTTTCCCCCCTAGAATAAGGGTCTGTACCAACACAGTGCATATAGTCTAACCCTTTAGATTTTAATAGTTGCTTAAAAAGCAACATTTGGAGAAGAGATTTTTCTAAACATCTTATTTTAGAATACGCTTGCCCATCGCCATTACCCCATTCATTCCACATATGTACCATTTTATTTTGTTGGATCAACAACTTGATGGGATTTTCTGGAGTTTCTTTATTTAAAAATCCTGCATGTACAGAAGCCCAGTAAGCATCTTTTTCATTATAAGAACCTTCTTGATATTGTTGATAATGCTCCCCGTCATGCCAATCTAATTTAACAAATCTTTTTCCCTTCGGGGATATTGGAATATCAATTCTGTCAAACTCTGACCACATTGCAATTACTAGACCAATATTGTCATGTGTGTAGATTGCCTCTGTAAGTTTAGTTAGTATAAACTCATTACCCGTACCATTTCTAGCGGTATTAACAAGTTCCATATCCAATCGGTCTGCTAGTTGCTCTGCCCAAGTTATGGTGCCATCTTTTTCTTTATTTGCTCCAAAGGTATAACTACAACCACCAACTACAAGTTTAGTCTTCTTGCTCATATATAAACCCCTTCACCTCATCTTCATGCTTAATACGTCTGAATCTAGAAAAGAATAATCGAAATCTAAGTTTGAGTTTTCTAAAATACCTTGACATTATATTTCCTCATAAAATTTTCAGCGTCTTCCCAAGTGTCCACCATCGGCATACCTTTTATATTAAGAGATGTATTGAGTAACATGGGGCATCCCGTTTCACTGTACCATTCCTCTAGTATATATCTAATCACTGAACGACAATCTTTCTTTACTACCTGTACTCTCGCAGTGCCATCAACGTGTGTAACAGAACTATAATCATGTTTTGCCTTTGCGACAAATTGCATGTACTCGTTCATTGGTCCTTCAAAATATTCATCTGCGTATTCCTCTAGAATTGCTGGTGCAAAGGGACGGAACTTCTGACGTTTCTTAATATCATTCACAGTATCCTTG